CAAGCTTCTAAGCAAAAAAAGAACTTAGTTATATGGGCTTTAGGAACAGGGGGACTAGTATCAGGTAGAGCCGCTCTATATGCAGAATCTATATTTAGAAATCCTTCAGAATATAACTGTATAACTTTCGATGATAAATACGAGAACAGAGGAACAATAGGATACTTTGTTCCTTACTGGCAAACCCTTAATGAATTTAAAAAGGGCTCTAATAAGATAACCGATGAGGTTACTGCTCGTATGTACATTAAGTCCAGAAGAGACAGTGCTAAGAAAGCAAACGATCCTTCAGTATATCATACTGAAATAATAAATGGGCCAATAGTTCCTTCAGAAGCTTTCTTAGTTGTAGATGGATCTTACTTCCCCACATTACTATTAAAAGAACAATTATCAGAACTAGAAGGAGGTATATGTAAAAAGTATCAAGAAGGATCTTTTAAAGGATATTTAATTTTTAACCAAGAAGAAAAAGTAGATTTTAATACAGTACAGAATGCTCAGCCTATAAAAAACTTTCCTTTATCTAAAGGAGAAGATAAAAAGGGAGCAGTAGAACTTTGGGTAAAACCACAAAGGAACGACGAAGGGACAATACCCTTTGGTACTTACATTGGGGGCATGGATGTTGTAGATAAGGCTAGAAGTACAACAGACTCATTGCCTTCTATATTTATTATGAATAGATACACTCGTCAGATAGTAGCAGAGTATACTGGAAGAACCGACGATCCTAATGATTTTTATGAAGTTTGTAGGAAATTATTGTTATATTATAATGCAACAGGCATGTACGAACAGAACCTTCCTGGCCTTTTTACGTATTTTGAAAAGAATAAATGCTTATATTTACTGGCAGATACTCCCTATCAACTCCGCAACTCTGATACTTACAGACAAGGAACAAATACTTCTAAAGGTATTAACGCCTCGGGAAAAGTTAATCAGACAGCAAGAGATTTTATCAAATCTTGGTTACTAGAGAGAGTATCAGAAAACTCAGAGAAACGAGTAATAGAGACAATTTATTCTCCAGCTTTGATAAAAGAACTTATAATGTGGAATCAATATGGAAACTTTGATAGAGTTTCTTCGTTAGGGATGTTATTATGGCACGACGCTACAATGAGAAGACAGACAGAAAAAAGAAGAGAAGAAACGAAGGGATTTTTAGATGATCCATATTGGGATAAGATGGGAGTTAAGAAAAAGAAGCCTATTTATACAGGAAGTTCAAATTTTTATAATTAAATTTGCATATTAACAAAAAAATACTATGAGCCAAGATTCACCAAAGATGCAGCCATACATCAACTTTCCTAGACA